TTGGTGTCCTGACCACAAAGGTACTGAAAGACAATTTGAATGTACGAAATCAATAACATCTGAAATGGTAATAAAAGAATTAGAAAAATTCTTATAAAAATAAAAAAACAATATACTTATATATATATAAACAATAAAAAACAAATTTTATGGCAGAGTTAGACAAAATTCCACAAAAGCAACAAATAGAGATTGCTACAGTTAAATTAGATACAGATATTATTGAAACAATCAGTGATTATCAATCAAAATCTAATTTATTAATTAATGATTTTGGAAGTATTTACATCAGAAAAAAAGAAATTCAAGACGAATTGGTTAGATTAGATGAAATTTTAGAAAAAGCTGAAGATGATTTTAAATCTATTCAATTTCAACTAAAAGAAGTAATTGAAGGACTAGATGATAAATACCCACAAGGTAGAATTAATTTACAAGATGGTACAATTCAATACCAACCAGGTGCACCAACTAGAAAGCAACAACAAGCTGAACAACAAGCTCAGCAACAACAACAATCTTCTGGAAACGGAATGAAAGTAGTAAAAGAATAATCTCATATATTTATATGATATAAGGTATCGTATAATGAACGGATTATCAAACTTTTTAGTAGAATCAATATTATTGGAAGCGGACTCCATAAACAAAGTAATTGTTGTTTATTCGGGCCGCTTTCAACCTTTTCATAAGGGCCATTATGCAACCTATGATAATTTAGTACGCAAATTCGGTAAGGATAGTGTATATATCGGAACTTCTAATGTTACCGATTCAAAGAAATCTCCATTTAATTTTAAAGAGAAGAAAGCAATAATGACAACTATGTTTGGTATCCCATCAAACAAAATTGCCAATATTAAAAATCCATATGCACCTGAAGAAATTCTAAATAAATACAATGAAGATACAACTGGTTTAATAGTTGTAGTTGGTGAGAAAGATGAAAATCGTTTAAGTGGTAAATACTTTACTCCATATAAAGGTAAGGTAACTCAACCTTATTTAGATAGAGGATATGTGTATGCATCACCTGCTACGGCAAATCCTATTAGTGGTACTGATGTTCGTTATTGGTTAAGTGCTGGAAGCGCTGCCGATAGAAAGAAAAACTTTACAAAAGCATATCCAAAATTTGATGACCAAATATTCAAATTAATTACTCTTAAATTAAAGAGTTTAAAAGAATGTATTAATGAAGAAATTACTTTAAATGTAAAAGTTGGTGATACTCTATTAATGGGTAAATTCAAAAACAAAAAAGTAGTTGTTAAAAATATTGGTAAGGATGATTGGGGAATGCCAACAATCAATGGTAAAAAAGCAGTAACATTCAGAATACCAAAGAAAGATGATTTAAAAGAAATGGGACTTGGTGGTGGAGCTGGTATTGGTTTAAGTTTACCTGGTGGATATATTAATGGAGCACCTGATACTAAAGATGTTAAGAAATTAAAATCTAAATTGGATGGTGATGATAGTGATGAATATACTAAAGTAAAAGAAGTAACTACTGTAAAAAATCACATACCTGTTGATTCTGGTGGGGCAGATGATGATTTTAACAAACATCATAAAGGTGGAATGTACACACCTGATTGGGGTTATGAAGCAGAATTGGATACAATTGATTTTGATGATGATAGAGAAAAAAAACCTGGTCATCAAGCCGATACTAAAGATACACAAAATAAAGGATATGAGCCTGTTAAAGAAATGAATGATAAAATTCCTGGTGGTTTGGCAAATGGTAAAACTTTAATTGATTTGGCTAATAAGTGGGATTCTAAAGGATATTATGACCCAAAACAATTTGCAGAAGAATATATCAAACCTCAATTGGTAAAAGGTATTAAAATTGAAATGGAGCATACATCTGATATTAGATATGCAACTGAAATAGCTATGGACCATTTATGGGAAGATTTAAAATACTATGATAAGTTAGCTAAAATTGAAACCCCAATAAAAGAATCATTATTATTAGAAGGTGGAGCTTACGGACATATGGCACATCCATTTGATATTGAAATGGGTTTAACATTTGGTGACCTTAAACAAATAGTAGTAAGAGCCCTTAATGGTGATTTGGAATTAGCAAGAGAAAAAACCGATGGACAGGCATTAGCAATTAGTTGGGTAAATGGTAGATTAGTTGCAGCTCGTAACAAATCTCACTTAAAAGATAAAGGAGTTGGTGCTATGACAATAGGACAGGTAGCAGATAAGTTTGCTGGTAGAGGTGGATTAACTGATGCTTATAACTTTGCTATGCAAGATTTATCAAAAGCAATTGCAGCATTATCCGAACCTCAACGTAAGAAGGTTTTTAAGGATGGTAGTTCGTTTATGAACTTGGAAGTAATATATCCAACGTCTGTAAACGTAATCCCTTATAATCAACCCCTATTAGTATTTCATGGTACTTTTGATTATGATATGGCTGGTACTATAATTGGACAAAATCAAGATGCAGCAAAAGTATTAGGTGGAATGATTAAGCAAGTAAACGCACATGTTCAAGCTAAATACACAATACAGGGACCTCCAATGCAAACACTCCCTAAAACCGAACATCTTTCTAAATTACAAGGAAAGTATTTGGGAATGATTTCTAAACTACAATCTGAATTTGGGTTAGCTGACTCGGATGGTGTAGCAGATTATCATCAGGCTTGGTGGACAAATTTTGTAGAAAAGGGAGCAAAGAAATTGGATGCACAACAAAAGATAGGATTAATTAAAAGATGGGCTTTTTTAGATAAAAGTTTTCGTATAGGAGATATAAAGGATGACAAGATAAGAGCTTGGGCCGAACAAACGGATAAACAAGACCAACAAAAGATATCAAAACAAAACTTAATGAGATTTGAGGAGATATTCTTAGGCGTTGGTGCAGATGTATTATCATTTATGACATCAGTATTAACTGCAAATCCTGCAGAAGCTACAAAACAAATGAAAGCAAAATTACAAAGTACAATATCTCAAGTAAAAGCAAGTGGTGACCCTAAAAAGATTGCAAAACTTAAATTAGAATTAAGTAGGATGCAAGCTTTGGGTGGATTTGATAAAATCGTACCAAATGAGGGATTGGTATTCGTATATGGTGGAAACACTTACAAACTAACAGGTGCATTCGCACCGCTTAATCAGATTTTAGGCATATTTTTTGATTCTTAATCGTTTTCTTGATTTTGATATACTTATATATACAAATATATCGTATATAGTATGGCAAAGGAATTCAATAAAAAGTTTATGCATCCAACTCGTAGAAAGTTGGTTGATATGGTTTTGACGGGTGGAGAATATCAAAAGGAAACACAAATTTCATTCTCCGGAGCAGATAAAAAAAAGATAAAAAGAGAAGTTGGTGATAGGTGGACTGATGATAATGGTAAATCTTATGAACAATTAGAAGCTGGTAAAATAGAAACATCTGAATTGGGTGATACTATGGCTGAAGTGAGAGCTTATTTAGATAAGTTAAATACTTGTAAATCTGATAATTGTAAAACAATAAAAGTAGGTAGAGTTGATAAAAAGTTAATATCTAAAACTGGATATTGTTTACATTGTCTTACAATAAGAGAATCTCAAATTAAAGTAGATGGATTGTGGGAAGCATACGAAGATTATAAAATATTTTCTAATATGATTGGATATGGTAATGATGTATTATCTCAATTCAAACAAGCATATAGAGATGCAAAGCAAACTTATGAAGTAGTTCAAGAAGATGGTAAAATTGAAACTTGGAGTATGGAAAGAGATGTAGAAGAACTTAAAGCAGAAATTCTTATAGAGATTGTTAAGTTTGAAGGTGAGATTGAACAAGCTACCAAATTAAGAAATGAGGCTTACGATAAATTAAAAGATAAAAATTACGATTTAGTAAGACCTCTTAAAGATTAATATGAGTACTGGTATAACACAAAAGAAATCTTTAAAAGAGATTATTGCAGAAGAATACAAAAAATGTGCGGTAGACCCAATACATTTTATGAAGAAGTATTGTATGATTCAGCATCCTGTTAGAGGTAAGATACCATTTCAATTATTTCCATTTCAGGAAAAGACTTTAACACAATTTAAAGATAATAGATTTAACGTAGTTCTAAAATCACGTCAAACTGGTATCTCAACACTTTGTGCTGGGTTCTCACTTTGGAAAATGATATTCAATACGGATTTTAATGTGTTGGTAATTGCAACAAAGCAAGAAGTAGCAAAGAACTTAGTAACAAAGGTAAGAGTAATGCATGATTTGCTTCCAACATGGCTTAAAGGTGGGTCTATGGAAGATAATAAACTTTCCCTTCGTTTGCAAAATGGTTCTCAAATTAAGGCTATTGCTTCTTCTCCTGATGCAGGACGTTCGGAAGCATTATCACTTCTTATATTTGATGAGGCAGCTTTCATTGATGATATTGATGAGATTTGGGTATCAGCACAATCTACCCTTTCAACGGGTGGTAGTTGTATTGCACTATCTACTCCTAATGGTGTGGGTAATTGGTTTCATCAAACTTGGATTGGAGCAGAAGAAAGTACAAATCCATTTAATACAATCAGATTACATTGGACAGTACATCCTGAAAGAGACAAAAAATGGAGAGATGAACAAGAAAAATTATTAGGTGCAAAAAAAGCAGCACAAGAGTGTGATTGTGATTTTGTATCTTCTGGAGAAACTGTAATTGAACCTGAATTATTAATGTTTTATAAAGAAACATATGTAATACCACCAATTGAGAAAGGTGGATTTGATGGAAACCTTTGGAAATGGGAACATGCTGATTATTCTAAATCATATATGGTAGTGGCCGATGTAGCTAGAGGAGATGGCGGTGATTATTCTACTTGCCACGTAATTGATATTGTGAATTCAGTACAGGTTGCAGAATATAGAGGTAAGGTGGACACTAAAGATTTTGGAAATTTCTTAGTAGCACTTTCAACTGAATATAATGATGCTTTACTTGTAATAGAGAACGCAAATATTGGTTGGGCAACAATTCAGCAAGTAATTGATAGAGGATATAAAAACTTATTCTATATGAGTAAGGATTTAAAATACATTGATATACAACATCAAATGACAAATAGATATAGAAGTGAAGAAAAGGGATTAGTAGCTGGGTTTTCAACCACTTCTAAGACTAGACCTTTAATCATATCTAAATTAACTGATTACTTTAGAGAGAAATCAATTATAATTCGTTCATCTCGTTTAATAGAGGAGTTATTTACATTTATTTATATGAATGGTAGAGCTGAAGCAATGAAGGGTTATAATGATGACTTAGTTATGGCTATATCAATTGGATTATGGGTTAGAGATACTGCACTTCGTTTAAGACAAGAGGGTATTGATTTAACCAAACAAGCGGTAAGTGGTATCACATCAAACACATCTCAAGGGATTTATGGTGGTAATGATACAATGAATGATAACCCTTGGAAAATGAGAGTTGGGGATGATTTTGAAGATTTATCCCAATGGTTGTAGTGTTTTGATATTTTACGATATTTATGTTATATAATGTCAAAATAGAAAACTGATAAAATAAATTATGGCAGAACAAGAATTAGATGATAGTAAAAGTTTTTTTGGTAGACTAAAGAAATTATTTTCAACAAATGCTATTGTTACCGTTGACAAAGATGGTAAGCGTAGAGTTGTTGATACGGATGAGAAGCAAATGAGTACAAACTTTGTAAATCTTAGAGATAGATATACAAAATTACAAAGGTCATATTATGAAACCAATCAGGGTGCACAATCAATGGCATACCATCAGGTTCGTAGAGAATTATTTAGAGATTATGATGCTATGGATAATGACCCAATTATAGCATCTGCATTGGATATATATTCGGATGAATCCACAACAAAGAATGAGTATGGTGATATATTACAAATTAAATCATCAAACGAAAATGTAAGTGCAATACTACATAACCTATTTTATGATATTATAAACATAGAATTTAATCTTTGGCCTTGGACAAGAAACTTAGTAAAGTACGGAGATTTCTTTTTAGCATTAGAAATGGCAGAAGGTAAGGGTATTATTAATGTAACTCCATACTCTGTATATAATACGGAAAGATTGGAAGGTACTGACCCAATGAATCAAAATTATGTTAAGTTTAAAGTTGAATTAGATAGATTTGGTAAAAAGGAATATGAGAACTATGAAATGGCTCACTTCCGTTTACTATCAGATACAAACTTTCTACCATATGGTAAGGCTATGATTGAAAACGGCCGTAGAGTTTGGAAACAATTACAATTAATGGAAGATGCGATGTTAATCCATCGTATTATGA